CCTATTGACTTTGATTACGAAGTACTGTATAATCCTAATGATAAGAATATTTTTGATAAGAAGTTTAAAGATTTTCTCGGTGATATCTTTATGACTCTTATGTATGAAAGTGTAAACACCGGAAACTATAGGTTAGATAATGAGAATAGAAACGACGATACTGAACAACCTACTTCACAATGAGGAATATATCCGCAAGTGTATTCCCTTTATTGAATCCGAATATTTTACTGACTTTACAGAGAGAACTATATTTGAAACTATCCAAAAATATGTTGATAAGTATAATGACCCGCCTGCGGTAGAAGCATTACTGATAGATGTTCAAAAAGTCAGTTTGACCGAACAGCAGTTTGGTCAGGTCAAAGAATATATTGATACCCATATAGAAAAGTCAGATGTTGATTTAGAGTGGGTAATAAACGAAACCGAAAAATGGTGTAAGGATAGAGCCATTTACAATGCCATATTCAAAGGCATTCAAATTATTGATGGTAAGACTGATGAGTCCGCAGAAGCAATTCCGGGCATTCTGTCAGATGCGTTAGGCGTATCGTTTGATAGTCATATTGGACATGATTATATCGAACAGTCTCCCGACCGTTATGATTTTTATCATACAGTCGAGGAAAAGATTCCATTCGATTTAGATTTTTTCAATCGTATTACCAAGGGCGGTATGCCTAACAAGACATTGAATATTTGTCTTGCAGGTACAGGTGTGGGTAAATCATTATTCATGTGTCATGTAGCAGCGGCTACATTGATGCAGAGTAAGAATGTATTATACATCACATTAGAAATGTCTGACAAAAAGATTGCAGAACGTATTGATGCAAATCTAATGAATATTTCTTTGGATGATTTGGCTACACTACCTAAAAAGATGTTTGATGATAAAATCAAACGAATAGATAAAAAGACAAAAGGTAAATTGATTGTCAAAGAGTATCCTACTGCATCAGCACATACAGGGCACTTCCGGGCATTGATGAATGAACTTATCATAAAGAAAAACTTTAGACCCGATATTGTCATTATAGATTATCTGAATATCTGTGCATCTGCAAGATTCAAGATGGGTGCCAATATAAATTCGTATTCATATATCAAAAGTATTGCAGAGGAGTTGAGAGGCCTTGCAGTAGAATTTAATATTCCGATTATGTCTGCAACACAGACAACCAGAACTGGGTTTGTGTCTACAGACATTGGTTTGGAAGATACATCAGAGTCCTTTGGCCTACCAGCAACAGCAGACTTGATGTTTGCATTGATATCTACAGAGGAGTTGGAGAAACTAAACCAGATGTTGGTTAAGCAGTTGAAGAATAGATATAATGATCCAACTATCAATAAGAGATTCGTTATAGGTGTAGATAGAGCAAAAATGAAATTATATGATGTTGAACAATCAGCACAAGAAGGTTTGGTTGATACTGGCCAGGATGAAGAAGAAATTATTGATAGGTTCAAAGACTTCAAGGTATAAGAACATATAAATATTATAAACTATTGGAGTTCTATATGAAATCTTTTAAACAACATATGCTGTATGAGGAATCTACAGAAGTTTCTACAGCATTAGAAACTGTATTGGGTGTTGCGTATGAATCAGTATCTAAAGGTAAACCTAAAATCCTAAAAGATGCAATGGCCGATGATGGAAATTTTAAAAAGGCAAAAAAATATTGGAATACTGGTAATCCTACAGCAGACCTAAAGAATTTACAAATATTTGGTCAAAATATAATTAATGCTGGAGCTCCTAAGGGCGGTGGCTTTGATTTTCAAGAAAAGGGTTCCCTTACTTCATTTTGGAAAGAGAATGGTGGTAGTAATGTAACATCAAAAACAGATATTACATTAGGTGGACATCAATACTCTGTAAAGAATGCTGACGGTGCTCAACTAATGAGCGGTAAGAAAGGTGAATCTACAGCAACAGCTGTTGCGGCGGCTAGAGAAGTTAATCCTAATTTTGAAAATTCGGAACTTGTTCAAATACTTATTTCTAGTATAGATAAATTAAGTCAAGTTACGACTGAAGGATATTATGCATCAGCTGGAAATTTACAAAGATTAAAAGATGATGCTGGAAGACATAAAACTTTATATGATTTAGCTGTGGCTTCTAAAAAAGAATTAGAAAAATTTGATATAGAATTTGAAGAACTGAAAAAGGCTAAAAAGAAAGTAAGTAGAGATAAGGCTAAAATTAAAAAATTAGAAGATGACTTTGCTAAACGCTGGCCTCCCGGAGCTGTTGGTGGAAAAGGAAAATATAAAGCCGTCAAGAAAGTAAAAAGGGGTTGGTCCGGTGTGGGAGAATTAGGTACTACTGGTAGACCTACTTTAGGACGAGATTTACCTAAAGTATTAGCCAAAGGTCCACAACCTAAAGAACTGCAAACTACATTATCTGCAACTAATCAAAAATTTACTCGTTATGTTGATGGAGCATTTAAAAGAAATTCAACTGCTGTAGGTGATGCTTTGAATAATCTTTTCAAGTCCTCGGATCAATATAAATTAGAATTTGTATATGAAGCATCTACTGGAAATTATAAATTCGGTAAAAGTTCAAAACAAGCAGCACACTATATGTTATCTTGGGTACCGGCTGATAATGTTGCAGACTTTAAAATTCAAATCTATGATTTAGCATCATCTTCTTCTAGTATTGTTGGAAAATATGCTAAAACAATGAATTTAGATGTTAGTTGGAAATCATCTTCAACACACAAACATAAGGGTTATAATGTTTTTCAGACTATTCGTATTGGTGTGGGAAAACTTATGGAAGAAATGGATCATGCTGAAAATATGCTGTATGAAGAATATAATAAACTTGACGAACAGTTAGATGAAGGTTATCTTTCTGAATGGAAATTTTTTGATAAAGTTAAAGAGTTGACTGGTAATTTTGTAGCAAAAATTAAAGAACTTGGTGCTAAACTTGCAAGTTTCTTTACAGAAGCGATTGAGAAAATTAAAGATGCTGCTAGAGATGGAATTCAAGCTTTAGGAGCTGTTTTTGGATATGAAATGATTGTCAATGATACCCTATTGAATCAAACTGTAAGAATTTAGGAACATAAAATGTATAGAACAGAAAGAGATGCAATTAAACGAGTATTAGGCGAAGCCAAAGGATATGGTGCTGGTGAAATTTATTGGGATGCTCCCGATTTTGATCCAGAGAATCCTACAGTAGCAATTCGTGGCTACGGTACAATGTCTATTGATTTTTTACAACAGAACATTGCTAACGAGTTAGCTGATCTGTCAAAGAAAACAAAGTCCGGTGGATTAGATATTGTAGCAAATCATTTTTTACTTGATGAGAAAAGTGCGTTCATGTATAAAGTAAAAGCATACATGGATGTAAAACAGCAATTGAACTCATCTAAAGTAAAACGCAAACTAACCTTGATGAAAAAGAAACAGCAAGACACATATCAAAAAAATATAGATTATGATACTGCTCGGTTTAAGGCTAAAACTAGAAGAAGATAATGAAATCTTTTAATTTTCAAGATTTTTTAATAGAAGATAGGAATACTCATCTGGAACATCTTGAAGATGATATCATAGATAATGGTATCGTCGGTGGTGAGAATGCCATTCATTTTCTAGAAAGTCTGCGGGATATGTTGGCGGGTCACACCGGCAAGTCTGTTAGTGTTACGGTGAAATGGGATGGTGCACCTGCCATCTTTGCTGGCACTAATCCGGAGAACGGTAAGTTTTTTGTGGGTACAAAGTCTATTTTCAATAAGACACCTAAAATAAATTATACCCATGCAGATATAGATAAGAATCATCCTAGTGGCCCCGGACCAAAACTTCATGTTGCTTTGGATCATTTTAAGAAATTAAAAATACCCGGCATATGGCAGGGCGATATACTCTTTATTAAAGATGATTTGACTTCTCAAACTATTGATGGTGAGAGTATGATTACCTTCACACCAAATACGATTACTTATGCAGTACCAGAAGGTAGTAAACTAGAAAAATCTATGTCTCGGGCAAGGATAGGTGTGGTGTGGCATACAACCTATTCAGGCGATACTATGTCGGCCTTGTCCGCATCGTTTGGTGTTGATAGTTCTAAACTGAAACAGAATACTGCGGTATGGTCTACTGATGCCACCTTCCAAGATGAGTCGGGTACTGTAACCATGACTACTGATGAAGTTGATAAGTTTAATAGAGTTTTGAATATAGCCCGAGGTTCTTTGAAGAAGGCCAAATCTTATTTAAAGATTTTAGAACCAATCAATCCTAAGGATGATCCTTGGGAAGTAGGTTCATCTTTAAAAATATTTTTCAATTCTCAAATTCGTTCTGGTGCAGGTATTCAAGACACCAAACGATTAGCTGGAGAGTTTGAACAGTTTTATGTAGATAAGTTAGAGAAAAAGATTAATAGTGTAAGAAGTGATGCTGCTAAGAAACAATATCAAAAAATATTAGATGATGGACGAAAAGAATTAACTAAATATAAGACATCTATTTATTTTGTATTCGCATCATACATAACATTAAGAGTTGCGAAAGATTATATGGTAAAAAAACTTGAAAAAATTAAAAGTTCTGTAGCATCATTTATAAAAACGTCTGACGGATATAAGGTTACTGCACCTGAGGGGTTCGTGGCCATAGATCATGTCGGCAATGCATTGAAGTTGGTTGATAGGATGGAATTTAGTAGGGCCAACTTCACGGTGGCCAAGAATTGGACATAATAAAATCAAAAAGAGGTTCATATGAACGACTGGGTAGGTACCGGATTAGGTGTTTTTATAATTGCTCAAGCAGGCGCAGCCGTATGGTGGGCCTCAGGCACTGATAGTCAAGTAAATAATAATACCACAGTGATAGAACAGGTTATTGAGAATGAAAAGGAAATCGCTATAATGCGAGTTCAACAAACTGAAATTGTAAAAGATATGGTTACTGTTGTGGATGATAATAAAGAAGTTAAAGAAATGTTACATTCACTTCATCGTATGGTAGAAGATGCATTAGAAGAACAAGATGGTAATGAAGAATAAATTATGAAAATGACATTTGCATTTGGGCGATTCAATCCATCTACTATTGGGCATGAACTTCTCATGGACAAAGCAAAGTCCGTGGGGGGTAAAAACTATCGTATCTATATAAGTCAATCACAGGATAGAAAAAAGAATCCTTTAGGCTATAGTGATAAATTGAAATATATGAAAAAGATGTTCCCAAAGCATGCTAAAAATATTATCAAGAGTTCAGCACGAACGGCTATAGAAGTGGCTGTGAGTTTATATAATGAAGGCTTTACAACTATAATTTTTATAGCTGGTTCAGATAGAGTAAAAGATTTTCAAGAGGTGTTAAATGCCTATAACGGCGTCGAGGGTAAACGACACGGGTATTATAAGTTTGACAGTATCAAGGTCATCAGTGCAGGAGAACGTGATCCAGATTCAGAAGGGGCATCAGGTATGTCAGCTTCTAAAATGAGGGCTGCGGCTTCACAAGATGATTTTGATAGTTTCAAACAAGGTTTACCACCAAAGTTTGCTAACAGTTCTGACGCTATGCGATTATTCAGAGATATACAGAAAGCTATGGGGGTAAAACGTATGAATGAATGGTTTGAATTAGATGAAGATGAAGAAAGAGAGTATCGACTGGGAGCAGGGGCAACTAAAAAGAAAATATTTCAGTTGACTTGGACTAATCCCAAAGGTAAGAAACAAAAAAACTGGGTAAAACAATTAAGTAAAAATAGTTTTCAAGTATTAAAAAAAGATGGCAGTCCTAAAGAAACATCAACAAAAACTACTGACAAATATGAAATAATCATACCCGATTCAGGTTTTAAATTAAAGCCTGCAAAGGTGAATAAAACATATGCTGAATTAGAACTTGAAGATGTTGAACATGAGGGTTTTCTTGGTAGAACTTTAAAGAAGAAAAGTTACGATGTGGCAGTACAGTGGTATAAGAAATTTATACAACGAGGTGATAACTCAGCAGTTGCTATACATAAGGCTGCTAGTATGATAAAGGGATTGAATGATAAAGACTTCCTTGTCTATTTACAAAAGCACAAAGTATTATAAATAATAAAAAGAAATAATCTAGGAGATTAGAATTATGAGTTTATGGGGCACGGCACACGCTTCGGCAAGCAACAAACCCAAGTTTTTGTCAGAAGATGAAAATGCAGTAGCAGAAGGCACGAAAGGTAATGTCTATGCTACACAGGCAGGTTGGGTAATGCAGGCTGGAACAGCCGCATCAGGAAATAATAACGCTTCTGCTACACCAGAAGTGTTGGTGGCTATTGGTGGCTTGGCGGGTACTAGTTCGACAACTGGTCTCCGAGCACCTACTGTCACAGATATACGTTTCATCGTTGGTTCGACAGCAACTACAGACCTCACGGCTGGCAGTTCTGCTCAAACCATTACGGTTGAAATTACATGGGATGAAGGTGTTACAGTGGCTGGTAGTCCTACCGTTGCTGTTGCTAACGGTAACGAGGGAGCTGGTACGGGTCGTGGACCCTACACGTTGGTTTATACTGCAACTGGTTCTACTGCAAACAGAAAACGCTTCACGTTGGCCAGTCAGACGATTGTTGAAGATGACGTACTGACATTGGGTGGTTCTAATATCGCTCTTGCAGGCGGTACGATTTCTGATACAGTTGTTGGTGGAACAACCTTGGCGGCATCATTGGTGCTGAGTGGGTTGACAGCAGTAACACATACAGTCCTGGCGTAATAGGGAACTATTAGTATGAAACTAAAACTTAAAGGAACAGAGGTTGCCGCCGGCACTGATACTGCCGGAGCTTCCAATGTTGGATCTGCAACTCTGGTTAGAGTTCATAACTCTGGATCCACTTCAAGATTAGTTACACTGGAAGAGAGTGATGGTACTGATATCGGTACCTTCACTCTTGCCGGTGGCGCTACAGAGTATGTTGATAAAGCAACCACGGATCAAATCTTTGCGGCACACGCAGAGGTTCGTTTGGTTTCGGTTGCCTTTTATTCGTAATTGATTTGTGTATATGCACGAAGTAGAATTCCCGAAAGGGTTTATATAGGAGAAAGAAATGGCTGATAAGAAAATCACAGCACTAACAGACCTGGGAACAGGTATCGCAGCGGAAGACCTTTTACACGTTATTGATGATCCGGCAGGAACGCCAGTAAACAAAAAGATTTCTGTTGCAAATCTTATGAACAATCTGCCGACTTGGTTGGCGTTTGATTCGACCCCGCAGGCATTGACAGCAGCGGGTGCAGTTAACTTGACAACGGCTGTTACAACTGTTGCGAGTTCAGCAGCGATTGCTCTGACACTGGCGAATGGTTCCGTTGGTCAGATCAAAATTATTTGTATGACTACTGACGGCGGTGATGCAACACTTACACCGACCACACTAAATGGTTATTCCACAATTACTTTCAATGATGTTGGAGATTCTGTTGTTCTTCTCTATAACTCGACTGGTGGATGGAGTGTTATTTCTAACCAGGGTTGTACATTAGCGTAATAGAGGATTTATATTATGATTACTGGTGAAACTATTAAGGAACGTAAAACTGTATTATTGAATGAAATGGAATCACTGCAGGAAAATTTGTCACAATTAGAGGAGCAGAGAATACAAGTTGTAGCTAATATAAATGCTATGAGAGGGGCGATTCAAACTTGTGACTTTTTCCTCGCAGCCATTCCGACTCAGGAGAAAGAGAAAGATGAGTGAAGAAGTTATTAAATATGAAGTTGATGAAGCATCTGAGGAACCTAAACAGAAAAAGAAAAAAGAGCCCAAAGTAGTAGTTACCTGGACAGAAACAGAAACTCCTGACAATGAGCTTGAAAGATTAGGATTAAAAAACGATGAAAACGTATAAGACCTTTAATGAGAATAGTACCCAAAGTGCTATCATGCACCACAATTCTATTGGCGTTGAAGATGGTGGGATGGATGTCCATGACATTGCTGATCCCGAAGTTCGTAAACGTGTCAATGCCTTTGTTGGGTCTATTGCTGATAAAGAGTATCTAAATGCAAATCACGCTATAGCTGAATTACGACAAAAACTTATGAGAGTCGGCCTTGAGTTTGGTCAGGTCGATATTTACGATGAACATACCATCGTAGGGGAAGGAGAAGTTTCTTCACCGTTATCACAGTTTGGTGGCCGTTATGGAAATGATGGCAGTGGCACCGAAGATGGCCAGTTGGTCAATGATGATGGTATCTCTCATAGGCATGACGGTGGATTGAGTATCAACTTTAAATATATGAAATTGGATAATGGCAGATGTAAGGTGTTCGCTAATATTGCGTGAATGAATGTATGAAAAGATAACTCCGGCGAACTGGGTAATGTTCGCCATGCATAATTATGATAACCCGCAATGTGAAAGTGAAGATGAGTTTCAAGACGATCTAAAAAGATTTAAGTATTTGAAACGACTTTTCAAGAAGTATAGAGAAACGGGTGAATTGAAAGAGCGATTGATTCTTAATCACATTATAGTTTTATCTAATGTGTTTGGAGTTGAGGCTTCTGGTATCTTGTTATTTTTTAAAATTGATAAGGAGTATTGGCCTGCACTAAAGACATTTATGACTTATTTGCACATGATACCCGAAACAGAGTTACGGGATATAGAACTGGATCCATATGTATGGGAAACACTAGAGAAAATTTAACAGAAGGTAGAGCCATTGATTTGTTCGTGGCCTATCGGTTTCTGAGAATTCTCACTACACCGTGGGATGAACAACCCGCATTCAAACTCGGTATTATAGATGAAGATGGAAGACTTCTCAAGACAGCTAAAGAGTTGAAAACTACTGAGGAGAAAGAAGCTTTCACCTTACTCATTCGTTTGGTATTCAATCTAAAACGTATACTTCACAAAATCCCTGGTGTAAGAACAAAGATAGGAACGTATGCTACGGCCCTCTATCTTTTGAAACAACATTTTGCAGATCAAGTAGAAGAAGAAGATACCATAGAAAACGCCTTTAAAAGTTGGTTGATAGATAACGGATATGCTACAGAGGAAGAAGTCAAAGAACACCTGGAACATGAGATTTTATTGTCGGGTAAACATAATCTCAAAGAGGGTGGCACCGTTACGATCTTTGATAAAATTCCTGTAGATTATGTATTAGGTCAACCTATTTTTAAAGCTGTTTATAAGGGAAATGAAAGATATGTTTCTCTAGAGGATTTGGATCATGAAAAGATTTAGTCATTATTTGGAAGAAGATGCTCCCACTAATGCTACAGGTACAGCAGTGCCTGGAACTGGAGATGATGATTCCACTGTGGTAGTTAAGAAGAAACCTAAAGTCTATAAACGTAAACGTAGAATGTCTGCCGAACAAATTGAAGAGGCACAACGTAATTATAGAAAAGAATATGACAACTATCATTCCAAACCCGAACAGAGAGAAAAGAATGCCGCTCGTCTGAGAGCCCGCCGTCTTATGATAAAGAACGGTAAGGCCGCCAGAGGAGACGGTAAAGATGTTCATCACAAAGATAATAATCCTTTGAATAATGATGAAACTAATCTCAAACTAACTGACCCATCTTGGAATAGACGGGAGCCTCGTTTGAGAAAAGAAGAAATTATAAATATAGATGAAAGAGAATTGAGTTCAACAGAACTAAAACGTCGAGAGGAAATCGCTCAAAAAATAGATGATTCAGAGATGAAAAAGAAATATGGTGAACGGTGGAAGTCAGTCAAGATGGCTATTGCTACTAAAGTTGCCAAGAACGAATCTATTTTTGAAGAAGGAGATCCCAATAAAGAAAAGCTCGACCGGGCAAAGGAGAAAGAACTAAAAATAGCAAGGGCTATTGCACAGGCGCAATTAGAAATTGCTAAAGCACAGGAGCGTGTTCAGAAGCTGACCGCAATACAAACTAAAATCAAGGACAGCATGGCAACCGAAGAAACTATGACAGAAAAATATCTAAAATCAAAAAGTGGAAGTCTTGAAGATACTATCTTAAGTGTCTGGAAGGCAGGTGCTAACGTAGCACAAGCGGATACTCCGACGACTCCTGAAGTAGAAGAAGCTACAGATGCTGAAGCAACTGCTCCTAAAAAGGTCGACGGCCGTTCAAAAGAATACAAAGAGACTTTGAAACGCATCGCAATGCGAAAAGAACGACTCAATAAATCAAAGTCTACAGTCAAAGAAGAAGATGAGTTAGAGGAAGGAAAGTTCCGTGATAGTGATGTCAAGAAGGCCATCAAGATTGCTTATGATATGGAAGGCAACATGACAGGCGCTTGGAAGAAGATTGAAAAAATCAAACGAGGACTTGCTGATGAGCCTACAGTAAAGGCTGCGTTGCAAGATGCCAACGAAGAAGTTGTCCATGAAGCTAAGAAGGGACTACGTTACCGTGGAGCTCCGGCAGAGCTGCGAGCACGTCAGTTGACTAATCCCGACAAAGAAACTATGGTCGTCAAAAAGAATTACGTTATTGTCATAGATAAGAAAGATGAACCTGAGTATTTGAAGAACGGTTGGAAGTTGGCTGAAGCAGTCAAAGGTTATTTTGATGTATCGGATCCTAAAAGGATGAAAAAGGATTTAGCGAAATATAAACTCAAAGGAAAGATAAAGCATAAAGATGTAAATCCTGGTTGGGATGAATGGGAAGTTTCTGGTAAGAGTGTCGAAGATGTTTGGAACTGGTATGTAAAGAGTGGTTATGGTGATAAGAACGATTTTGATGACATGGACGATTTCAAAGATACACATTTTGAATCCCGTGTACATCATAGAGCTATGATGACAGAAGGCAGTAAGGAAGAGTATCAGAAGTTTTTTCAAGCGGCACTGAAAAAGTTTGGTGCAAAGAGTCCTGCTGAGATGGATGATGAGAAAAAGAAAAAGTTTTTTGATTACATTGACAAGAACTGGACTAAAGAAGAACAGCAAGAATTTTCCGAAGGCGAACTCCCACCCGCCTTGAAAAAAGCTATTGATGCTAAGCGGAAAAAGAAAAACGGTGAGAAGGAAGACGAAGATAAAGATCCTGTTGGTGAAAGTTTTGGTGAAAGCATTGATGAGCTACGAAAGATTGTTGATAGTAAAGCGCACGGTAGAGTCAATGATACCAAAGTTGATATTCATAGTGCCAATGCGATGGTCCAAGTGTTTGACCAACTGAGTGCCGGTAATAAACTGAAAGTGGAGCAGATGTTGAAGTCTCCAGCAGGAGTAAATAAGTTTGCTGAATTCGCAATAGCGAATGTAAAAAAAAAATCACTTGACGAAGCTGCCATTACAGTAACCTTTGATGTTGAAGATGGTAAAAAGTTTAAAAATACACTGAGAGATTTTGGTCTTAGGGGTAAAGATGTTAAAGGTGATGGAGGTGTCAGAGGTGACAGTGTTGAAGTTAAAGGTGATTCTAAAAAACTTAAAAAATTAGTTAAGGATGCAGACCGAGAATTAAGTGGGTATGGCATTCTACGAGTCCATGATAACGGTCAGTTGAAGGAAGTTGCTGTCGATGAAATAAGATCGGTAAAACCGTCTGCTGTAAGTGATAAAGAAATTGATAAATTTGAAAAGGGTGGAGGCAAAATCAAAAAGTTGAAGCCCGGTGGTCGTTTGAAAGGTATGGAAAAGAAACGGAAGGATGTCGTAAAAGGTCGTATGGCCCGAGAAGAATATATCCTTGAAGGCACCTGGGCCATTCCAGACACTCAAGCGAAATATGATAAAGTGATGAAGTTGATGAAAAAACCTATTCCGGCACAGGGCGCAGATAAAAAGTATTTCAATGTGATTGGCGATGATGAGGTTTGGGATGATGTTGAGGATATTCTTAAAAAGGAAGGTCCCAAGGGTGATATTCGACCCGCATTCAAAAAGTTTTTTGATGATCCGAGAATAAAAAAGTTTATGAAGGATAAGGGAATAAAAGAAGAAGTTTTTGAATCTATGGATATCATTCGTAAGATTGCTGATAGTAAAGAGGCCGCTGAAATTGATGGACATAAAGTTGATGTTTACAGTGCATCGGCAATGTGCAAAGTGTTTGATAATCTCAGTCATGCCAATCAACAGAAGGTAGAACAGATGTTGAAATCCAAAAAGGGTATCAATACATTTGCGGAGTTTTCTATAGCCAATATTTAAATTGAGGATATATTATGATACAGGTTATTATTATATTAGTATTACTAATGGGTGCAGGTGGATTTGGAGCATACAGTTGGATCACCAACCTACAGGCAGAGAATCAGATCCTTCAAGTCAATCAAGAGAAACTTGAAGGAGCTGTTGCCGAACAAGAAAAGACGATTGCTAATCAGCAAGAAGAGGCCGCCGCAATTCAGAAAGCAAATTCTGAGTTGCGTGATGCCCAGACCAAACTCCGTCAAGATTCAAAGAACCTTGCCAATAAACTTGGCAGACATGAACTTGATATTCTAGCACAGAACAAACCAGGACTCGTTGACCGTATTATCAACAGAGCATCTGGTGCGGAGTTGAGATGCTTTGAACTTACTACGGGTGCACAGCATACAGAAGAAGAACTTGCGGCCACAAAGAAGTCGCAGAGTAATCGTGAGTGTCCTGGGTTGGCTAATCCCAACTTAGGTAAGGAGAATACAGAATGAAGAAGGTGATTATATTATTGGTTGGAGTGGCATTTCTTGCAGGTTGTAGTATTACCCCTAAGACAAAACAGGTAGAGGTAACATCAGTACCTACAGAGAAGTTGCCCCTAAGTATTCCTAATCCAGAACCATTAGAGTTGAGAGAAGTGGGTTGGGTGATTGTAACTGAAGCCAACATTGATGAAGTGTGGCAGATGTTGAAAGATGATAATGAGGGTGTAGCATTGTTTGCTCTCCGTCATGGTGACTATGAACGTCTTGCCCTAAATATAAAAGACATTCGTGCTCAGTTAGGTGAGTACATTGT